TACCCGCCTTGGTAACATCATTGCTTCAGCCATACGTCATTATGAGATATGGAGTTAGCGCATTTAGTGGGGGCTACTAATGGCAATCGGTAAGATGCAACATTCTCTACAGCTTCAAAGCAAATCAACATCCGCTGATGGTGGCGGGGGTAACGGTGGCACGTTCTCAACATTTGCCACGACATTTGGCAGAATAGAAGCACAGGGCGGGGGCGAAAGTTTCTTTGGCGACCAGAATGAAGCTAGGACAACCCATAAAATCACAATTAGACATAGGCGCGACCTTACAGTAGCGCACAGAATACTTTATGCCTTTACAGTAGATGGCACATCTTACAATCGTTTCTTCAATATCCGCAGAATTGAAAATAAAGATGAGCGTGATAAATACCTTGAAATTTTAGCCGAGGAAGGCGTTGCAACGTAATGGCTAGGGTAACTACCAAAATCATCAGCAAGCCCCGCTACGGCTCTGCTTTGAAGGATTATGAGGCTAATTTGAAGGCTTTGGTAGGTAGGGCTGGTAATTTGGTGCGAAATACAGCCGTTCAATCTATAAATCAGGGAAGCCGCAGTGGAGCGTTTTATACAAGAGGCGGCAAAACAGGGCAAAGGTCAGCGGCGGGTGAGCCGCCGAAAACAGACCAAGGGTTTCTTGTTCAAAATATTGTTTTAGATATAGACCCTGACGGACTAGGGGCTAATGTAGAGAGCCGCGCGGATTATTCTGAGGCATTAGAGTTTGGCACATCTAAAATGGCGGCTAGACCCTTCATGCACCCCGCGTTAGAAGAAAACAAGCCAAAGATAAGGCGTTTGGCTAAACAGATAGTGAAGGCTAAATAATGGCACTACATAGCTGGGAATTACAAAAGGCGGTATATAGCAAGCTAACAGGCGCAAGCATCACTGATTACGCTGGAAACGCTATTACAGGGGTATTTGATGATGTGCCAACAGATACAGCTTATCCCTATGTTGTTATTGGGGATGAAACAGCTACTAATGTTTCCGCCAAAGACAAGGATTTACACGAACATACGTTGACCATTCATATATGGTCGCAATATCGTGGGAACCGTGATATAAAAGAAATTATGGAACAGGTATATACCGCATTAAACGATGTGAGTTATACTGTTTCGGGTGCTTCTGGGGTGAACTTGAAACATGAGTTTCAAACGACACTTACAGAGGGTGATGGTATTACACGGCATGGTGTCATGAGATTTCGTGCTGTTGTGTCAGACAATTAAAGGAGACTAGACATGGCGGCACAAAAAGGTTCAGCCCTGTTAATGAAAATCGGTGATGGCGCAAGCCCAGAGGCTTTCACAACAATCGGCGGTATGCGTTCAACCTCATTAACCTTGAATGATGAGATGGTTGATGTGACGAATAAAGATTCAAGTGGTGCTAGAACCATCTTGGCGCAGGGCGGAGTTAACTCTATCAGTGTGTCAGGTAGTGGCGTATTCACTGATTCAGCCTCAGAAACAACACTTAAGGGCAAATTTAACGTATCAGCCTTAACAAACTATCAGTTCCTTGTGCCTGACTTTGGCACGTTTACAGGTGCATTTATGTTGACCACCCTTGAATATGGCGGCGAGTACAATGGTGAAGTGACTTACAGCTTTAGCTTTGAAAGCTCTGGCACAATCACATTTGCTACGGTGTAATGAATGTCTTGGGTTGATGTAGAAATTGAAGTTGGTGGCAAAACCTTTAATGGACAAATGAAGTCTAGTGAAGATGCCACCATCTTTAATATCCCACCCGCCTCAGAGTTAAAGGCCGATGGGAAGTTTAAGTGCGGTGGTCAAACATATACCGCCGCAACCGTTAATGACGTAGCCCAAAGGGGCGAAGAACTATTGGTAGAAGCCAAGGAGAAAGAGGATGTCAAATCCAAAGCGCGGGGAGCTAGAGATAGTTCTGGGGGAGAAGAAATATAAAGGGAAAGTGACTTTGGATGTTGCTGTTCGTATTGAGCAATCATGCGGCATGGGCATTGTAAAAGTCACTCAAGCCTTATCTGAAGGTTTGCTTACAACATCTCAGATGATAGCTATTATTACCCCTGTAATAAGGGCGGGAGGGAATGATGTATCTGAAAAGCAAGTAGGTGAATTTCTCTGGTCGGCTGGTGTTACATCTGGGATTACCGCTGTTGGCTTAGTGCTAACATCAATACTATCGGCTGGCGGTGATGAGGGAAACGAAGAACAGGCGGAAGTGTTGCTTTAGATAAACTGCCGTGGGATGAGTGGATGCGGACTGCCTTGGGCAAAATGCAAATGTCATCTACAGAATTTTGGAATATGAGTTTTGCAGAGTTATACGCGGCATTTGAAGGTTTTGCAGAGTTTCATTCTGGTGGGAAACCGCCCCCACTTAGCAAGGGTGAGCTTGAAGGGTTGATGGAGCTTTATCCAGACTAACGAAGAAAGGTGTCTCATAAATGGCAACAACAGTAGATACCTTACTGGTTCGCATTGAATCAGACATGAAAGATGTTCGGCGTGATTTACGAACATTGCAAAACGATACCCAAAAAACAACAAAGCGTATGCAAAGCGATATGCAGAAGTTTGGCAATGTCGCAAAGGCGGTCTTGGGCAGTGTTTTTGTAGCTCAAATCGCTAGAGGTTCGATAGCCCTAACAAAATTTGCATCTGACATTGAAGAAATGCAAGATATGTCAGCGGCGGTGTTTGGTTCATTTGTTGGTCAAGTTAGAGATGACTTAGGCGAATTTGCAAATGCTGTTGGTCGTTCTAGTTTTGAACTAGAGGGGCTTGCCGCTAATGTTCAAGATACCTTTGTTCCTATGGGTTTTGCTAGAGGCGAGGCGGCAAAGCTATCTGTTGATTTGGTCAAATTGGCTACTGATGTTGGCTCATTTAAGAATGTCGCTACCTCAGAAGTTATGGCTTCATTCACATCTGCTTTAGTAGGCAACCATGAGACTTTAAGGCGATACGGAATTGTAATTGACCAAGCGGCTTTACAAACTGAATTGTATCGAATGGGCATTACAAAGAATGTCCTAGCGGTAGACCAAGCAACAAAAATTCAAGCTAGACTTAATTTAATATATGCTGGCACTGCCGATGCACAAGGCAACGCCGCTGATACGGCTGGTAGTTATGCCAATCTAGTCAATGCTATGAACGCTGAATTAGCTGAATTTGCTGTTGAGCTTGGTCAAAAAACCCTGCCGCAAATGAAGGAATTTGTAAAAACTATTACTAGCATGGTCGGCGGTACAAGGGAGCTTTTGAAGGCCATTGGCTTTTTAAGTGATACTAATGACCTTTCCCTTGAAGAAGCTAGGGCTGAACTAGACGGATTAACAGCAAAGATTTCTTCTTATTCATTAGCTATGGAGCAAACTCCTAGATTAACAAAATTTTACACGGCTCAAATACAGAAATTAACCCCAGAAGTTCTTGCGTTAAGAGCAAGGATTGCTGAATTAACTCCTGTCATAGAAAAAGAAGCAGATGCCAAAGAAAAAAATACTGTAAAAACAAAAGAGATGATAGATGCAGAAAAGGCTGTATCTAAAGCATTGGATGCTCAAAGATTCAAAACCCAACAAGCAAAAGAAGAAATGCTTGGAATGTCATCTGCGCATCTAAAGGCTAATGAAACTATGCGTGGTCTAACTGCTATAACTACAGAGCAAGCTAAAGAATTGTTGGCCTTGATTCAGCAAGAAGAAAAGCACACAGCGCAAATAGAAGCTCAGACATTAGCCAAAGAAAAATTAAAAGAAATAGAAGATGAGAGAGCCGCACTTCAAACAGAGGGTCAAACAAGATTAGATGACTTAATAAAAAAAGAGGCAATGCTCACTGCTGAATTGAATGGGCAAACAGAAGCACAGCTACGTCAATTAGAGGTTGCGCTTGAAATGGGCAATCTTGAAGCTGGCCAATCAGAAAAAATACTAAAGCAGGTAGAAGCAAACGCTAAATTACAATCTTCAGTCAACGCTCTAAAAAAAGCAGAAGATGCTCGTAATGCCACTGTCGAAAAAGGGGTTGATTTTGTTTCTGAATTTACTGAAGTGGAAGATGCGTTAAAAGAGACTCAATTAGGGTTGAATGAAGCATTTGCTGAAGGCAAAATAAACGCAGATGAATACCAGATGGCAACCAATAAAATCGGTCTTGAAATGAAACGCCTTGACCCAATGTTTGCCGCTACCGAAGCCGCCGCAAGGAGGGCTGGCGATGCTGTTGCAAACGTGCTTGCAGAGGCCGTGGTTAAGGGCAAGCTAGACGCTGATGCTCTCAAGAATATATTTGCCAATTTAGTACAAGAGTTAATCGCTGAAGCTATAAAAACTTTTATTATCAAAAAGATTATGGCTATGGTTTTCGGTGGTTTTGGCGGCGGCGGCTCTGTTGGTTCTGGCTCTAGCTCTATGCAGTTCACATCTGCATCAGATTCATTTGCTAGTGGAGGCGCGGTAAGGCGTAGGGCTGGCGGCGGTCCTGTTCTTGTGGGTGAGCGTGGTCCTGAGTTGTTTATCCCCCATAGTGGTGGGGTCATTCGTAACAACCATGATACCAAGAATTTGATGAGTGGCGGTGCGCCTGTAAATATCTATCAAACCATTCAAGTTGATACAGGAGTATCGCAGACTGTAAAAACAGAAATGATGAATATGCTTCCACGCTTCAAGGCTGAGACGATGCAAGCCGTTATTGATGGTAAGCGTAGAGGCAAAGCAATTAGTAAGGTATTTGCATAATGGCGGCTCCAACATATCCACTCACTGTCCCAAGCTCACCGTATTATCAAAAGTCTACATGGGCTTTACAGCGCAAAACAGCTTTGTCTGTTTCGCCGTTTTCTGGCGCACAGCAAATTTTTGAATATGATTTTGCGTTATGGTCAGCAACTATGTCATTGCCGCCCATGCTGCGTTCGGATGCAGCTAATTGGCAAGCCTTTATATTGAAGCTACATGGAAGAAAAGGCACATTTCTTTTAGGAGACCCAGATGCCAGAACACCAAGAGGAACAATTAGCGGCGGAGTTACGCTGGGGGCAAGCATCTCAGTCGGTGCTTATACCATTGCTATTTCAACTAGCCAAAATAGTCTTGCTAATGCTTTTCGGGCTGGGGATTACATTCAGCTTGGGTCTGCTGCAACAAGCAAGTTGCACATGATCGTGGATGATGTGAATACAGATTCAAGCGGCAATGCAGATATAAACATAGAGCCAGCTATCAAGACAGCGGAAGCGTCTGGCGAAACCGTTGTGTATACCAACCCAAAGGGTTTGTTTCGCATGGAAAGCCCGATGATTGATTGGGATGCAGATGAAGTTAGTAAATATGGAATAACTTTTGATGCAATGGAGGCTTTATGATGGATAACATGGGGTTTCATGATTTATTGTGGATTACAGCAACAGGTTTAATCGCGTTTTTTGTAAGGGCTATTTGGTCAAAACTTGAAACGCTTGATAAGGAAATGAAGGAGGTGTCTCTCGCATATGTTCGCCGTGAGGACTATCGTGATGACATCAAAGACATTAAAATTATGCTCGGCAAAATATTTGACCGACTGGAGACAAAGGCAGACAAATGAACAAGAACAGATTTATTTCGCAAATCCGCTTTCATGAGGGCGTTGAGAGCAAGGTATATAAAGACCACCTTGGAATAGAAACTATAGGGGTGGGTAGGAACCTTAAAGACCGTGGCTTATCAGAAGATGAGATTGATTATCTTTTGACCAATGACATTACCATAATTGAGAATGAGCTTGATAAGGCTTTTCCTTGGTGGCGGGATTTGGATGAAGTGCGTCAACGTGCGTTAGCTGATTTGGCTTTCAATATGGGCATCCCTAGATTGCATGGCTTTGTTAAAATGCTTGGCGGGTTACAGCGCAGGGATTATCACGCCGCCGCAGAAGAGTTGCTTGATTCCAAGTATGCGAAACAAGTTGGCGCAAGGTCAGAGCGTGTTGCTGGCATGATAAGAACTGGTGAAGATAGCGCGGAGTTTTAATGTATGAAACCATAGTGATTATTTGCGCTTTTGGAACAGCAACCGTAGGCCACACATATCCCTACAAGATGCACACAATATGCGAGTATTTTTGTGAGCGTAGTCAAAGCAGATATCATTATTACTATAATCCAGTAACCGTCATCCCTTATGGGTACACTTGCCCACAAAGTAAGCGGGTGACTTTTGAAAAGTGGGTTAAGAAAAAGCGGTGAATCTTATGTATGAGTACAAAATCAAAGAAGTGGTCAAGGTGGTTGATGGAGATACCATTGATATAATTATTGACCTTGGGTTTGACCTCACCAAAAAAGAGCGTGTGCGTCTGGCTGGTATTGATACGCCAGAAAGCAGAACCAAGGACTTAGAAGAAAAAGAGCTTGGCTTAGAGGCCAAAGAATTTTTAGAACGCCGCATAGCTGATTGTGATAACCTGTGGGTATCTACTGAAAAAGATGGCAAGTATGGTCGGATGCTTGGAACCATATGGTGCGGTGTAATTAACATCAACGAAGAAATGGTCAGCCGTGGTTATGCGTGGGAATATGATGGCGGCAAAAAAGAAAAGAACCTAGATGACCTCAGAACGATAAGAGGAATTATATAAAGGATGTTTAACATCCACCACACAACTGAGGTGGCTTACGTCCTTGTCATTACTATTTGGGGCAATACTGGAACTGTCTGGGAGTACATGGGCAATCAAATTGTTTTGCAGCAAAAAATGACAGAAGCGCAGTGCGAGTATCTAATTGATGAAGAAATGTGGGAAGCAACATATCAAAATAAATATTTACGCATGATGGCGCATTGCTTTCCAGAAGATTGTGCAGGGAAGAAAAGTTGTGACTGAAGAAAAGAAAAAGCCTGTTGAAGTAAATGTTGATCAAAACAGCTTTGAGCTAGTTCTTAGGATACTGGGTAATGAGTTTGTTGCCATCAAGATTGGTTCTACTAATTTTTCAGGAAAGCTAATCGCTGGCGGGGTTTTGCTTCTATTTTTCACGTTTATGATTATGGAAATATTTGGCCTCTCAGGAATGATGGGCATGGAAACTTATGACTAAGCCACAGCGATTGAATGAAAATACAGAGGTCGCTTTGCCTCTCAGAAACATTTTATCAATGGTTGCGGCGGCATCAGTGGCAACATGGGCATATTTTGGCATCATTGAAAGGCTCAACCAGATAGAGACTAATATAACAATGATGGAGTCTAACTTAGAGCAAAATACAGAATTTCGCATCAAGTGGCCTAGAGGTGAAATGGGGTCACTGCCAGCGGATTCAGAGCAGTTTATGTTGATTGAGCATTTAGCTACTGAGTTAGAAAAGTTACAGGACGAGATTGAGGGCGGCAAAGCACCATATGACCAGCAACAAAAGTTAACCCTTGAGTTTTATGAGAAGCGGATAACCAATTTAGAAGAACACATAGAGAAGATGCGTAACGGTGATTGAGCTTACTTTTGTTTTATTATTAGTCATGGGCGGCGAGAAGGTAGAGTACACGCCTTATCAGTCTTTGTCTGAGTGCTTGTCTGTACGCAGAAAGATTAAACGCAATGAAGGCTATACCAATAATTTTGACCAGAAGTGGTCATGTAAAGAGCTAAAGGTAAAGGTACAGAACGGTAATATCTTGGAGTTTATAGAATGATACAGGCACTTATAGGTCCGATTGCTAATCTTGCTGGCTCATGGATGGAATCTAAGGTTGAGCAAACCAAAGCCAAAGGCGCAGTCGCCAAGGCAAGGGCAGAAGCAGAAGCACAGGTTATGGTCACAGCGGCTACCCATGAAGCTGGCTGGGAAAAGATTATGGCGCAAGCGTCAGACAACTCATGGAAAGACGAAGCATGGACTATTCTCTTTATTGTCATAATTGCTATGTGCTTCATTCCGTTCACCCAGCAATATGTGGAAGATGGCTTTGCCGCCTTGTCTCGTACCCCAGAATGGTTCCAGTGGGCGATGTACGCGAGTATAGGTGCTTCATTTGGTATTCGCGGTCTAAAGGGATTCAAAAAGTAATGTCTGGCAAGAAAAGCCGTACAGGGTTATCAAATGTGCAAAATGTTCGGTTTGGCGGCCTTATCGCCGTTTTAAGCGGCAGAGAGCCGTATGAGTACATTTTGAGTGGGTTACTAGCGGATGGGTTTGTTAAGCGCACTGAGGGCGTGTTAAACGTCACAGAAAAGGGTATGCGCGAGAAAGATAGGCTGGCTACTTTGGCTGGCTTGATGGTTGAAAAGGATTATGCTCGTACTTTGCCGCCTTTAACTCAACAGGCTTAGAGCCTATACTCATCTAAATGGTTCTCCTGTTATCCAGCATACCAATGACCACCTAATGCCTTTAGTTAATGGTGTAACCCTATGTGGGAAAAACGATGGGAAAGCTATAGCTTGTCCAGCATCAGGCTTTAATGATTGTTCGCCTGTTAAGAAGAACGCCAAATCGCCGCCCTCGTAATCATCATTCAATAATATTGATAAGCTTATTTTACGGTTAGATGCGTCACCCCTGCCAATATCCATGTGCCAATCATATCCTTTGGATGGTGCTTTGTACCTCAATAATTGAGGACGCTCCATCAAACCGCTTATATTCAATTCAAATGTCTGGTTGGCAGTTAATGCGGCGGTGCAAATAAGCGCATCAACCCAAGAGTTGTTTTCATGGATTACCCAAACATCTGTGTCTCTGGTTTCAATATTCACAACATTTGAATTTTCGCTCTGTATTCTAGCTGTCTTGTGAATGTTTTGTGAATCCTTGTGAAGTGCAATTATATCCTTGCACTGGCTTTTGTCTAATTCCAATGGGCTTATAACGCCTAATTCGCCTACCCGATGCTTTGGCGGTATAACTATGCTCATTTAATTCTCCTATCGCAGTAATTGTTTCAGTGAAACGCAAGAGCTTTCGCTAGTCCACTTTGCTTCATCCCAAGTTCTGCAACCCAATACAGCATTTAAAACAGCCCATTCAAAAAGTATAACAATAATGAATAGAAAAAACACTGAAGCCGTTACGTTTAACAATGTCCTCATTTGTAAAATCATCCTTAGCTCCTATAAAAACGCCCCCAATCAAGGGGGCGGTTTGTTTAGTCATCAAATTCATCAGGGTTTAATTTCTGGTCTGCCAAATGTAACCCATAAAGAACCGCCTGTTGTGTAGTTATGTTAAAGCCTAGCCTGTCAGTTAAGCATTTAGCAATGAATTTAGTTTTTCCATTTACCCTGTTGTTCACATGGTCAGGGTTATCGTGTTGCTCAAATTGCAAAATTGGTGCGTGTTTTATAGGCTGACTTTTGCTTATGTATCTATAAACAGCAACGCCATCACGCATTGATTTTGTAATGTCGTGTCCACGGTTTCTGCAATCAGTTATGTAGGTGCTGATTGTTGCTTTGGTCTTGCCTAGCTTTTCAGATATTTGGTCAACTGAACGTGCTTGCTTGTTAATCACTGGCAGAATTATTTCTGCATATTTACGGTTTTCCATCTGGAATACTCCTTTTATTTCCAACTGCTTCCATTGAGGATGCTGTGTCCACGCCCCTCTAGGCATTTTGCAACAGCCATTCTGTATGTAGGGAATATTTGCCAATCAACTTGCTTGGCTAGTTCCCTGCACTCCATCACATCCCTCTGGAACAATTGAGCTTCATCTTTTGAAGCCCTTAAATCAACCACAGGGTTGTAGCTACAGGCGGTCATTGATGCCGCCATAATAAATACAGCCCACCTCATGACCGTACCCTTATCATTTTGTTTATGAATTTTTTGGCTTGCTCATGGGTCATCCAACGGTAAGGCGTATGCTCTCCGCATTGCATAACATCAAGTGGGTCAACCCTGTTTACAAAACGGTGTGTCGCTTTGCGGATTCCTTCTTCATCTTCATGCTCAATCTCTGGCTTATAGATATATCCCTTGTGGGAATACTCAGGTGCGTTGTGCCAATTTATCATCATGCTTCTCCATCAGTAAATTCATGGTTATGGTCATTCGTGGTGTTATGTATCTATTGCCGCTTTCAAGGTGGCAAATCATAGACCTTGTATTGTATCCAAGTAATTCTGCCATCTTTTGTTGCGACAGCCCTAGCTTCATCCGCATTGCTCTAAAGTCATGCGGCGTTATTTGCTTGGTCATGGTGGTTTAATCCTTCCTCTACTAATGTCTCAACTGGTTGAATTACATCAGCAAGAATGTCATCCAGCTTATCAATAACATTTACAAGCAAATCGTCATTGTAAGCCATTGCCCCCGCTGATTGTAATTTTTGAGCGTGGTGAATAGCGTCGCCAACTTTAGTCCGCAACTCTAAAATAATATTCATGTCGTTCTGAGCGTCTTGCTCTATTCCTTGGTCTATATAAATATTGGTCATCGTGGTTTCTCCTAATGGTTTAAGTAAAGATAACATACTGTTTACCAATGTCAACAGTTATTATCTATATCCCCTACTATTTGGCAATCCAAAGTTTCTTTTAGGGTCATTGCGTCTATTGGTTCCGTATTTCTGTTTTAGCTCTATCTCAAACCTAACGCTCTCTTTGCCGACCTCTCTCTCTTTCCCTGTTTGATTGTTAGTCACTTTAAAGTAAGGCGTAAACCCGCCCATCCGTGTTTTGCCAGAATTGCTCCTGTAAGTTCCATCCCATAACTGTTTTTTAATTGTGAAGTGTCTTGATTGCAGTGTGTGGCATCCCTTGCCAAATTTTTTCCAGAATATTTTGTCAAGAAAGTAGGATGACATAATCTCATATTTGGTTAAATCATCTGGGTTGGCGGCAAGGTGTTCAATCCTATCATGATAGGCTTGTTTGTTTGGATAGGTTAGTTTCTTGCTCACCTTGACAGGTTCAGCATCTTTTTTTGCTTTACGCTCTGCCTTCTTGCGTTCTTTTTCTTTGCGTTTGTTGTAATGATGCAGGGCTGATTTGGCATCGTAGACCCCAAAACTCTCCATCCCGCAATCTTCATTCGGGCATGGCGGGATGAAAACAGATACCCCTTCCTCAATAAAGCATGGTGAATTAAACATGGATTGCTTCTCTTTGCTGTAATATCCATAAAATGTGGTTCCGCACCATTCGCAACCTAGATGACGCCGCTTTTCATAGATTGGCTTCATCATGTTATCTTTCACTTGTTGCAGTGCTTTCATTCCAAGCGTGTTCATTTTACATTTCCCCCCATCCAGCAGATGCAAGCCAAGCGTTATCTTCTTCAGAAATACGCAATCTGTTTTCATGCTCTGCCATCTTTTGTTTGTTATTAGCGCACTCATCACAAAAAGCTGTATCAACATGGCCTCGCTTTGTGATTGTAGAGCCGCATCTAGTTTCTATTTCTTTGTAGCTGTATCCACGCTCAACAAAATAAAATGCAGGGTTATCACACGACATTGCTAAATCTCCTATTCCATATATCTTTGTGTTTTTGTTCCCATCTGTAGCTATCCATAGCGCGGCGCATAATACGCTCTGCTGTCTCAGTCCACACAAGGGCGTTCTCTCTTGCCCATATCCAAGCGTACAACTCTTGGGTCAATAGCCTGTTGCGGGGCATCTGGCGGTCTCCTACGATATGCCCAATCTCATGCAGGGCAGATACATAGTATCCAGTGTTCTTGGTTGGGCGGATTTGTATTTCACGCGGATGCCGCCTTGCCCAATAGCGAGGCTCAAAATCCTCAAGGCTCTGGTATGTCACCTTAATCTTGTGGGTTGCACAAAGTTCCATAACGTGCAGAGCCATCTCAATACGTTTAACGGTCATAATGTACGCCCTCTACCATGTGGTCTAAAACCTCAATCAACTGGTCTGCATAAACATAATCATATGAATCACACACCTTAACCTCACCCTTGCGTATCTTTACTGTCTCAATGGTGTAGGTGTCATTGAACATCAGGTTAATCACAACCAACCCCTTGTGCTTGTATCCGCTTGTCTTAAACTGCAAGCCACCGTGTCTTTTGTCTGTCTCGTTAAGGGCAACAAAGTTCCGCGCCGCATAACTCATTAACGCCGCTGGGGATTGGGCTACAATCTGGTGCTTAATTGTGTTTGCTATTTCTATTGTTCTGGTCATCGTGGTCTCCGTGGTTTGGCGGGGCTGTTAAGCCGCCGCTAATCTTTTAAGCAAAAAGGCACGGCTTGCGCCACCTTTGGCAATGTTAGAAACATACTTGCCATCACGGTACTCATCAGCCAACCAATGATTGCCAATCTGGTGAATCCGTATGTGTTCCGCGCCAACAACAACCCATACTGCGCCTTTAAACTGTGTACGCTCTAAAATTTTCTTTAACTTAATCATTTTGGTCTCCGTGGTTTTGTTTACCTTACCTAATTATAATGGCGCACCTGTTTACTAATGTCAACACATAAAACAAATAAAAAGGGATTATTTTTCATTATTTTTTATTTTGACTGCTTTCAATGTATATCCAAGACAATTCAATGCCGCTTCAATATCATCAATTCGTGGAACGTGTTTTGTCCGCCAGTTTCGCAGGGTATCGCGATGCAAGCCAACCTTCTCTGATAAATCCATTTGGCAACAACGCTGACGGTGCATCTCCTCAAAAAGAAAGCGCACTACTGGATTGTTGTTCACTATAGCGGGTCTGTATCTAAATTTTCTCATAGCACTGTAAAAAATGACCTCTCAGATGAGAGGCCAAGTTCAGGGAGGAAATTAGAAACCATTGAGGTTGTCAATGAAACTATCCAACAGCTTCTTATCCCAGACTACACGCCTATCCGTTATTTGTATAGGCTTGGGAGCATCGCCACGTTCTACCATCTTGCGGAAGGTCATAGGGCTGACCCCCATATATTTGGCGGCTTGTACTATGCTTAGTAATCTAATGTTGTTTAGGCTTTCATCTTTTGTCATATCTTGACCGCCCTATGATTAGCGGAAAAGCTACGCCATGCTTCAATCTTTGCCTCTGCCGCTATCCGTAAGAACCTGTTTTGCTCATCCTGCGCTATCGCAATCTTCATGGCCTCAAGATGTTTTAGGTATCTGTCATCTGCATATGCCTCACGCTCCTGTGCGCCAACTGGCAGATGGTTGTATTCTCTCATAATCAAAGCCTTTAGTGATTTACGGAACTCATCCATATAAATCCTGTTGGCTCTGGATTGGGCGGCATTTGTTGCGCTATCTCGTAGGTAGTCAATAGCCTTCTCTACATCATCATCTGTTATCATTTATTCCTCGTCATCATTATGAGGGCTTTTTTCCCAATACTGTTGAGCAATGATTTTACCAAAGTCACCGTTGCCAGTAATTTCCTCAAAATATTTGATTTCGTTTCCAGCCTTGTGAAGCATTATGTGATGCCGCTGGCAGAGGGGGATAAGGTTGCGGTCTGTGGCCTTCAGCCCCATGCCCCTAATGCCATCCCAAGGTCGCAGCAAGTGATGGGCTTGTATTACGCCCAAGCAATCGCCGTTGACCTTTAAGCAACAATCAAATTGATGAACCCATGAAAGGTGGTCTTTATTAGCGTATCTCTTGGGTTTGATTCTGTTTCGTTTAGCCATGACTAAAACGGAATATCATCGTCTAAATCATCTTGCTTAGAAGATTTGTTATTGAAGTCATCAGGCGAGATGAACGGCTCATCTTCTTTAGGCTTGGATGGCGCAAACCCCATCCTAGTGTAGTCATTGCCGTTTTTATCAGTTTTCTTTCTGCCCCAAGCCATTTGCTTTTCACCGTTGATTTCTAACTCACCAGAAATATCCCAATCCTTCTTTTCTGTTTTGTCATCATTGATGTATAGAACACCAACTTGCTTGTAGACTTGGAATATGGTCATGCCTTTCTTTGGTGTAACGGTTTTGGCAATGACAAGCTCATGGTCTAAGCCTTCAATATCAACCTTTCCCTGCCTGACAATCTCAGTGTTGTTGGCGGGGAATAGATTTCCAGAGTTTTCGTATTTGTTGTCCATTATATCAACTCCTGTTGTCTTGGATCATGTGCCAGTGGTTTCCACGTTATATCAACTAATTGATACTGACCACCGAACTTGGATTGGTGCATCTGGCCTGTTGGCTTTAATGCTTTTAGTTCATCAATAGATAGCTCCATAATATCTTTATTGTGAAACAATCTTAACCCGCCACGTTGAATGGCGGATTTAATTTCATAGTCGCGTATTGAGACAAACTTGCCTTGCCACAATTTTTTAACTTGCTTGGTTTTCATTTGTCATCCCTAATCTATCAATTGAAGCAAGCATCTTTGCTTTGGCGTTCTCTGTCATATCCTGTGAATCTTTCACATCGCCACGCACACGGTTTACTTCTTTGGTGTTAGCGTTATTTTTATTGGCATCATTTTTCATACGCACACCCCATGTCTCTATCTCAGTGAAGGTCTGGTGTACTCTGTTTTGGTTATCAAATATGCGGTAGGGTGCGCCAGAATAATCAAAGTCAATTTCTTTAATCTCAACTGTTTTGCGGGGCGGTGATAACTCAGTGGAATTTCTACCACTAGCAACATTACCGTCATCCTCAAAATCTGCCTCAAGGTTTAGCATCGCTTGAATGTGGTAACGCCTCATGTATGTAATGCCAGAGCCAATATCTTGGGGCTTGCTATTTGAGCCACCGATTACTGTCTCGCTCCGCAACCATTGCTTGCTTTCTATGTGGTACAAGGTAGTGCATAGGTAATTCAAATCACCTACAACTTTGGTTGTGTAAAATATTTCTAGCTTTTCATCTCGCAATGAATTGGTGCAAGCATAAAAAATATCATCCAACGTAGAAAATTTATGGGGCTTCCCATCTTTGGTTTTGAAAAAACTGTTGCTCCCATTTTTTTCCAAGGTCTTAAAATTATCTCTCGCTTTATATAAAGCGGTCAGTAATGTTGAAATGTCATCTGATTGCATCGTGGTTCTCCATCTGCCAGATGTCTTTGGCAATACGTTTCATGGTATCGCTCCACATCCAGTGGTCTAGGTCTGGGTAAACAAGCTGGCAACATTCTACAATATCATTAGAGTGAGATAGTACACGCTCCAATGATTTGCTTGCCAACTCAACTTGACGAAGCCAGTAGTCAACTCTCTCCACCCTGTAGGCTCTGACTTCTTTGGTGGTGACGTAATCAATCCAAGGCTCACAACCTGTGCCAAGCGCATATATTGATGCCTGTCGGCTGGCTGTTTGTGCAAGCTCTGACACTTGCCGCCCAACTGTTTTAGTGTCTCTTACTTTGTCTTTGTAGAGCAAGTCGTAGTATCCAACGAAAGGCGTTTGTATATCACCAATCCGCACAACTACCTTGCCTTGTTCTGATTCAGGCTGTTCACCTAGCCCCCTGTAGAACTGTGCGCCTTGTTTCACATAGTCAACAATGGCTTTGCGTTCCTTGGCTACCTTCTCAGGGTTATGCTCATTTATGGATTTGGTATGGCTGTCATCAAATACTTTGTGCGCCAAGTTAATGAGGTCATCAACTTTCATGTCTGGGTTAAATGCCGCTTTGGTAACAGCCCTGTCAACCCCAGAGCCACGCCACGCCGCCGCGCCAGCTTCCCCATCGCTAAACCCGCCAATCTTTAGCAAACATAGGGCTGGCTGTTGTATCCATTGGTTAATGGTACTGGCGGATAAATGCCCTAGTCCGTGGTGTTCAAATACGTTTTTCATGGTCATTTCCAATCTTGTTATGTAAAATACACTACAACAACATACAGCAACACACAACCCCAAAATGGGGTAGATTAAAAAACACTGTTAAGATATGATACGGCATGACCTTAAAATCATATTTGAAAATGAAGGGCATCAAGCCTGATGACTTTGCGGATGCTGTTGGATTCTCCAAGGGCGGGGTTCTTAAATGGATTAGCGGAGAAAGGTATCCGCGACACGAAGCAATTAGCAAGATAATGGAAGCAACAAATGGCGCGGTCACGGCGAACGATTTCCAAGAACAAATACGGAGCCATTAAAACTGTTGTTGATGGCATCACGTTCCATTCTAAAAAAGAAGCGGAGCGTTATAAGATATTGGCGTTGCTTGAATCGCAGGGCAAGATTGATAACTTGCGGCTGCAACCTAGAATCCCGCTGATGGTGAATGGAATAAAGATTGGGCATTATGTGGGGGATTTCCAATATACACATCACGGCAAACAGGTTTTGGAAGATGTGAAAAGCGTGGCAACACGAACTCCTGTCTATAAAATAAAGAAAAAGATTCTTGAGACTTATGACCCGCCTGTAGTCATAACAGAGGTTTACTGATATAATGCAGTAGTCAAAAGACACTCACCAGCCCATCAGGGTTATCAAAAAAGGTAATCTGATGGTCGTTGCTGAAGTGCTTACAGGCATTGCGCTGGTTCAAAAATCAGTGGAATTTATAAAATCAAATATACAGACAGCAAACGATATTCGTGACATTGCGAGTTCAATTGATGACCTGTTCGCTGGCGAGAAACAAGTTCAACAAGCTAGAGCCAAGAAGTCTGGCACTGGTTTGGGTGACCAGTTTGGCGTTGATACAGTCGCTAAAGAAATGATTGATGCAAAAATCGCCGCTGAACAGCTACAAGAAGTAGCAACTATGGTTGACATGAGGTTTGGTCATGGCACTTGGGCTGGCATCATAGCTGAGAGAGCCAAGCGTATCCAAGAGGCCAAGGAAGCCGCTGCCGCTGCTAAACGTAAGAAGTTAAAAGAAGATAGGGAATTTGAAGAAAACTTAAAACAGTGGCTTATGGCGGGTGTTGTAGTAGTTTTAGCATTTGGTTTATTCGTGGGATTATTTACGGTGATTGTAAAATGACACAGAAAAAATTACAGAAAGGCTCAAGATACGAGCAACATGATTTAGATGGTGACGGCATTGTGACTGATGAAGAAATAGCTAGAGAAGAACGCATGATTAAGCTGGAGAACGCAGATAAAATGCAAGACCAACAACGGTTAATCTGTTGGGTCAGTGTTGTGTCTAGTGCAGTTTGTATTGCTTTGGTGGTTTCTCCGCTTGTGGGCGACCAGAGAGTGCCATTGGTTACATCTTTGCTATCAACCTATGTCGTAGCGAATATGGGCATTGTCGCGGCGTTTATGGGAGCCACCGCATTCACAAGAGTAAAAGAGAATGGAACGCAGTCCTAAAGAATGGGAAGCGTTGGTTCTCAGGTTCAAATCTCGCATATCCGCAATGAAGGTTTTGGTACAGTCTGAATATGAACAAATGGAAAAGCAGAAAAAAGACAGTGCCAAGGTACGAAAAGCCAACAGCCAAAATACACAAAAACCATGAGTGCAAAATTTGTGGCTCACACCTAGCCTGTTATTCGTTTGATTTTGGACGGTCATGGTATTGTTCTGACCACAAAGAACAAGGGCGGCTCCACCAACCACGGTAAGGAACCGCCCCGCTAAACAGGGGAAATGAGTAAACCCTATTTAGCTTTTCTTGCCGCGCAAAACGTAATCATGTTCAATGCGGCCTAGCTCTGGATTACCACACTTCATAGGCGCAATCCAAGTGTGCTTTGTTACATTGCCTAACTTATCCCATTGGGTTGCTCTCCAATGTCCACGCCGCCAATGTTCTTTTTTCGGGCTACCTGTGCCTGTAAGGATGCCGCGCCGTAAAGTTTGGCATCGTTTTGGCAAATCAATAAACACAGTACGGTATTCATTTTCTGGAACCCGCCCCCCAAATCTAGTGTGTTTTACATTCTTGGTGGGCTTGGTGTCCTCTAGTACGATATGGTCATAATTCAAAAACCCCAAGGCAACAATTAAAAATCGTAAATCACCCTCAATGGCTGTAAGTTCATTTTTGGTTTTTCGAACCATCCAATCTCTGCTCCAACCTGTGCGCCACATTTCATCAGTGGTGTTTAGGTTCGGTGATTGTGCAACAAGCACTCGTTTGGAAAACCAATCAAGTTCATTTGCGTAATCACTTGCGTTTTCATCATAATAAAAAGGGAATATTAAATGCCGCATTGCCTGTTTTTGTATCACACTTAATTCCCTTGGGTCAGGCTTATCAAGGTCATTGTCCAACTCAGGGCTTAATGTCCACTCATAATCTATTTCAATGTCATTACTAAAATAGAAGCTAGTGCCATTAGGCCAAACGCCTGTCTTGCCAGTTTTATCGTCAATAAACTCAACTACCGCCGTAAACATAAAGTGTCCATTTAGCCGTTGTATCAAATACCCAACCTTTAATGGTGCTTTGTTTTCTTCATCAATTAACTTGTCTGGATATGTTTGTTTGTAAGCCTCTCTCAATACGTCAACTCTGTGATATTCATTCCATTCAATAAACATGGTTTCAAATGGCGGTATTGCTCGTTGAGCCATCTTAACTAAGTTGCGGGGAGTGTCTAAGCTGGAATAAGCGCAATGCTCAACCAGTTTTTTATCAAGCACAAATCGCTGTGCATCAATCATGGTGCGTTGCAATAGTCTGCGATTACCTTCTGTGTATCTTCCTTTTTTGTAAAGGTGTATGCCTCGCTCTGGATTAGCCAGTGCCGCTAAAAAAGTATTCGCTAAATTTGGTTCATTATCTTCAATCATTTTGGTCTCCGTGGTTTAAAGAAAGAATAGTATCGGGAGTGAACAGAACATTGCCATCCCTAATACGCCCATTGTAATTTTAAAAGCTAACATCATTTTTTCTCCGTGGTTTAGTTTGTTAGGTATGCGTATCTGTCTTTTAACGCGGCAATGCCATCAGCTACTAGCTGGTCAGGGTTCTTGCCAATCTGCCTGTAAAAGCTGGGATGCTGGTTGGCTTCATGCCCTAAACGTATCTGTTCTTTGTGTTCGCCTAGCCTTGGAAATTTAGAGGCTAGTGATAAGGCTTTTAAGTAATTGCCTTCTCTTAACAGCTTTTCCAATTTGGTGCTTGCGGTTATCATTTTAGTCTCCGTGGTTTTCATTGCTTATTCATTATAATCGCACACCTGTTTACTAATGTCAACACACAAAGTGAAATAAATAAAAAAAATCTTGCGATAAAATATTGGCTGGGTTTATGTTGTTTAACCACGAATGACCAAAGGAGCTAACATGAGTTGGGATGCAGTAGGGCTGGCGGCTAAAGCCAAGTGCCAGAACCCAACCGCCAAGTTGGTATTGATTATGATAGCCAACTACGCGGATGAGAACTTTTCCAGTTACCCTTCATACAAGAAGCTATCAGAGCTTTGCGGCTGTGATGAGCGTACCATACAGAGGGCAATTAAGAGTCTTGTGGCGGATGGTATGGTTGAAGTGATGGCAAGGTATAATGATGACGGCAAACAGACTAGCAATACCTATACTCTTAAATTAAGCAGGGGTGACAATATTGCGGGGGTGGGGGTGACAAATATGCCCCCCAATACTATCAGAGTTAAACAACCTAATAATACAAAGAGGGGTGACAAATATGCGCCTGACTTTTTGGAATGGTGGAACGCATACCCGCGCAACGATGGTTCAAAAGCAAAAGCCTATGAAGCATGGAAGCGAGTAACAGATAGGGATATAGGGGTTAGGGATTTATTTTTAGCTACCTGTAGATTTAAGCGCACCACGCATGGTAAAGATAAGAAATACATTCCTCACGCGACCACATGGCTTAACCAGCGGCGTTGGGAAACTGTAGAAGAAGCGCAAGCTATAACCACGAACCGAAACCAACTGGCGGGATAAACAATGCAAAAATTGATTGATAATAAAATACAGCTACGCAACTGGAAAGCTGGCGACCACAAAACCACTTGCCCAGAATGTTCACACACAAGACGCAACAAAGCAGACCAATGCTTATCAGTTACCATAGAGCCTGATGGGGGTGCAGTCTGGAAGTGCCACCATTGCGAATGGGCTGGGGCTGTTGCTGGGGCTAACTACAAAGCAGATGGGCAGTATGTAAGGCCAGTGGAATACAAACGCCCTACACCGCCAAAACAGGCCGATGCAGAAAGCCAGCCAATGCTTGAATGGTTTAAGCGGCGGGGCATAAGCAAAGAGACTGTAGCGGCGTTTCAGATTACTAGGACAAGAAACTGGTTTGGCAATGGCGAGGAAGCCTGTTATGCGTTCCCATATCACAAAGATGGGCAACTGGTGAACATAAAATACAGAACCAAGGATAAGAAGTTTAGGCAAGAAAACGGCGCAGAGCGTACCCTGTTCAATATGGATGCTGTTAAACAGTGGTGGGATGATACAGGTTCTAAGACAGTTATATTTGTTGAGGGTGAGATGGATGTGCTTTCCATGCACGAAGCTGGTTTCTCATATGCTGTATCATTGCCAGATGGCGCACCCAAGGCCGCAAAATTTGATGAGAACGATAAGCGATTCCAAGCCTTGCAGAATTGCGAATGGTTGCATGAGGCAGAGAAGGTGATTGTTGCTGTTGATGCTGATGAAGCTGGGCAAGCGTTAAAGCTGGAACTGATACACCGCTTTGGTAAAGACCGTTGTTGGACTATTGAATACCCAAACCTTCATGATGTGCAATGCAAGGATGCGAATGAATGTTTAATGGAGCATGGAGCCGAGGTTTTAAGGGAGATAATAGGATTGGCGGCTCCACACCCCATAGATGGATTATACACTGTCAGGGATTATGAGAAAGAGGTTTTGAATATTTATGACGGCAATGTGCAGAAGGCATTGTCTACAGGGTTCAAATCTTTGGATAATATTTACAAGGTGATGCCATCCACATTTGCTGTTGTTACTGGCGTTCCCAACCACGGCAAATCAAATTTTATAGACCAGCTTGCGGTAAACCTCGCGAGAAATCACGGTTGGAAGTTTGCTGTATTCTCACCAGAGCATAGCACCGCTAATCATATAAGGCGGCTTTCAGAAAAGGTAATAGCCAAGCCATTTGATATTGGTCCAAGCCAGAGGATGAGCAAGAGCGAACTTGTTGATGCTATGATGTTTCTGGATGACAAGTTTCATTTTATTGAAGCGGAGGAATCTGTGCCTAGTA